TGACTAGCTACAAGTTCTGCAATACGCTCATCTTTTTCGACCACTAGGGCTAACGCTGTAACCAATGCTTGCTGTTCTATGTTCATCTTAATCACTCCAAAATCCTAGAACCATTTCAAAATTACTCATAATGACGCAGCCACTATGAATATTGCCAATATTAAAACTACGCCTATAAATTCTATTTTATCCTGATTCATTTATCATCTTGCTCTTGCTCCATTGGTTAAACTGGTATGATTCCATTAAAATTTAGAATCCTCTACCGAGAAGCCGCATAGTAACACAATGTAATACAGTATTAAAAGAAATTTACTTCCAGTTCATTCGTCGTTACACCATCGCGGTAACGCTGCAGAGCACGCTTCAATCCTTCCTGGTCATCAGTCTTACGTTCGAGTGCATCAGCAACAGCGAGATCAACAGTGTCGTTGCACAGTATTCTGATGATGGACACAGGCTGCTTCTGACCCTGGCGATCAATGCGTTTGGTCATCTGCTCGTACAATTCCAGTGACCAGTTCAACCCAAACCACACCAAGATGTGACCCGACTCCTGCAGTCCATCTATGCCGTGCGCTGCTGATGCAGGGTGAGCTATCAACAACTTGATCTGACCATTGTTCCACTTGTTGATGACTGACTCTGTCTGACTTGATGGTATGTCAGTCAGGTTCACCGGCTTGTACTTCTTGAATCTCTTCATGATCCGAGCGGCATCAGCTTTGAATGTGTAGCTGCACAGCACTGGTGATCCACCGGCTTCTTCTAACACATCATCGAGTGCATCGAGCTTCACATCATGCAGCACTTCGAACTCAGTGGACCCTGCTTCTAGGTACGGTGAACCATTGCAAAACTGCAGCGTCTTATTTGACACCGATGATCTGCTGAACACTTCAATCTCTGAACCATTGTCGAGCTGAGTGAACATGTTCTTCTCAACTTCAGCGTAAGCTCTGCGTGCTGATGGAGGCAGATCAACCATGATGTTCGTCACAATGCAGTCAGGCAGATCGAGATATTCCTTCGCGTCCATCTTCACAGTGATGTCAGATATCTTGTGCTCGATCCACTGCTTGCCCAACACTGTCGGTGTATAGCTCCAACCACTGTAATCCTGTGCGAAGTAGCTGTCTTTGTAGTGGGTAACGAACTCACCCAGTCGCTCACCCCCATCGACTGCCAGGTACTGACCGTGCAGATCAAGGTACCCATTGGATGCAGGTGTACCAGTCAGACCAGTGCGGTACTTAAAGTGCGGTATCATCTTGCGCCAACCGGTGACCTTCACCTTGTGGGTGAAATCAAACTTATCTTTACGGTCCCGCGTACCACCCTTCATACGTAACGTGGTGCTGTTCTTCAGCTTCGACACCTCATCATAGACCACCATCTGAAACGGCAACGGCTTATCTTGACTGAGATAATAGTGATCCAGTTCCTGTGCCAACCAGTTCATTGCTTCGTAGTTGATCAGGTAGATATCAGCGTCAGCGAACAACGCACGTGAACGCTTCTCCTTGGTACCGTGTACGACGCTGAAGCGCAGATGCTTAGTGTGACTCCACTTGCGTGCTTCACGCGCCCACACTGATTGTATGACTCGCAGTGGACCGAAGATCAATGTCTTCTGTACCTGACCTGCACGCATCTTATCGACGATGGTGGTTAGAGTGACCGGCGTCTTACCGAGTCCCATACCGAGCCACAACATCGAGTCATCGTGTTGCTGCTGATGCATGATGCATTCACGTTGGTAGTCGTGCAGTTGGTGGGGGTGGAGTAAGTTACTCATGGGACTCATCACCACGTATTTCAGTCGGTGTTAGTGTGCAATCTTTACAGCGACTGTCGTCAAACAGATACAAGGTCACACGGTCACACTGGTAACAGGTTTTGTGCGGATCAGCTTCACTCACGTCCCAACGCACACCGCATGTGCAAGTAAGTTCATCAGACTCACGTGTAATTTTATGACTCATCGTGTTGCTCTCACTAAAGATTTTTGACCAGGTTTTAATTCCCAAGAGTAGTACTTGTGACAACCCACACAGTACCGTTTGTTCAAGCTTGATAAGCTCACCAATGGTCCACTGCAACGAGGACACGGCTTACTGATCATTAGGTAGTACTTCGTTCATCATCAACTCATCCACACCTTCAACACCGTAAATGGTGCGAACATTTGCACCAGCTGCACTCAGTCGTTCATGCTCTCTGACCTGTTGCGGTGACAACTTACCATCTAAGCATTTCACTTCAACGTACCAGGTGACACCATTCAGAATACAGATTCGATCCGGTACACCATCGCGTCCAGGTGACACCCACTTACGAGTCAGACCACCTGCATCAACGAAACACTTATCAAGATACTTCTCAACTTTGTTCTCACGAACACCCATTACAACCCCACCTTACTGCGTAGACGTTTCATTAACTTCGTATCGTCGAACACACAATGACCTTCGATGATCAGTGATACCTCACCCGTAACGTAGAAGAATGTGTTCTTCATGCCTCTGATCTTGTACCGATCAACCGGTTGACTGAGCATTACGCCTTTCTGATTCAAGCGTTCAGCTGCCATGCTGTGACGATCTGAGTGGTACATCAGTGTCAGCAGCACGGTGTCAACAAAGCACAAGCTCTGCTGTGTAACACGCTTCTCAACACACTGCATGGTGGCAAGATCAACGTCAGTCGAACCGACACTACTGACCTGTCGACCGAGGATATCAGTGGTCGCACGTGCCGTTTGCATTACTTCGGTTTCCGGTGCATTGCGTATTCCAAAGCATACGACAGATACATTGGATCGTTCTTCTGACCCAGTGCTTTATTGATGCGCTTGATGTTCGGCTTGATGATCTGCTTACAGATTTCATCAGCTTTACCGAGCTTCGCAGCTTGTTTGACTTCGACTTCGGTCAAGAAGTCAGTGATGTTTATCATACTGTCAGTACTCTTTTAAAAGTTTCAATGTTGAAGAACGCACTCGCCTGGTTACCCTTAACCGGACGCTTACGACGCAACTCATAACACTCAACCGCATCACCATCGTGCAGATCAATCATCACAGTCTTCTTGCCACAAGCGTAGTTGCTCGTGGCGTCACTGAAGAACTTCATTGTGTCACTACTGAAGAAGTAGCTATCAGGGTTGTGAACCTCATGTTGATACTTTAATTCTGATGCATTCATGTCCGAATCCTTTTTATATTTAGTTGACGGACTGAATGTAATACACTGTCATACATTAATCAAGTAGTGGATTAACTAATTTCTCAGTTTGTTTAATGTACCACTCGAAGTTGATGTCATCAGTAACCACACCGGTTAAATTATTACACAGCTGCACGGTCCAACCTGAGTTGACTGCAGTGCGTCGTTCTTCGTACCGCGTCTTGTTCTTGGTGTGTATGCGTTCATCCCACACACCGACACCGACCTCATCGAGCACACCCTGGTAGTAAGAATCTGTCAGCTTATTCGCACGTTTGAACTGACCCACTGGTCCTGCAGGTGGCATCACTTTCTCAAGAATGTCACCACCGGTGCTGATGTAGTAACGCATTATGTTACTAACCTTCTCACTTCCGTACTCAAGGCTGCTGTTGCGTGGTACTTTTGTACACAAAAAGAAGTCGAACACATCATCATGGTTGGTGATGTACTCCCTGATATCCTCACCACGAATCAGTGCAGCTTCTGCTGCTTTAGCTACAACCAGGTTGCTGTGGTTCTGGTGCCAGTCACGTTTGTATTCATAAGCACCCTTACGCTTAACGTCACCATTGGTGTACTCACCGATGTAGTTGTTCACGTCACGAATGAACATGCGACTGTACTCAACATCTTCAAGGGTCAACTTGGTCAGCTGCTCCCACCATGCACAGACACTGTGAACCCAGTCCTTGTGTACACGCGGGTACCGCACGGTCAAACCGTCAGTGTTAATCTGTATCATCGTCAGTCCATCGAGCTGCAGCAGCTTCTCAGCAAGCATACAGAGTGACAGCTGACCATTGATGGTGATCGCCATCGTGTACTTTGGATCGTAGAACGGACTGTATTGATTGTTGCTGTCACCGTATGCACCGTTGCGTGCCAACTTGATCGCGGTGTTGAGCGGTGTGCCTTTCTTGTGACGTGCGCGTTCCTCTTTCAACTCACTGTCAACACGACAGAACTGAGCACTCAGGTGTTCAGGGTAGAGTCCATTCACTGCACCGATACTGGGGTAGTAACCTGCAACGTCCCAATCTTCAATGATGTAGTCGTCATCACTGTAAACAATCTGTGACTCGACTGATCCGTGAATGCCACCGGTGCCGAAGTCGAACTGGAATCCATTGATCGTGCAGTTGATGTCTTTGATCGATCCTTTGGTTTCGTAGATGATCTGTGAGTTGAACCACATCAGGATGCGTTGGAACTCAGGGTGATCGAACTGCACATAGGGTAGGATCACATCAGCTAAGTTGATCGACTCGCGTGGTGTCTGCATGACTCGACGACTACCATCGATCTTCTGATAGCATGAACCTGGTCGATTGCTTTCAAGACCGTGTACAAATATCTCAGTGCCAATCTTTTTGTCACTGTAGTTTGTGAAATTCTTACCGTACTTCTTTGACATCTCATCGCGGAACTCAAGCATCTCAACAGTTTCGAAATAGAAATCTCTAGTCGCATCGATGTCGTGCCACATGTAGCTGATCAGCATGTCGGCTTGCTCGTTGTCGAGATGCGTGCCAACAGGGAATGGTAGGTCTTCGATGTTGTCCATTCGCATGTTGAACTCAAGCATCTTCAAACCGGTGGCGCGTGCCATGTTGTCGAAGTGGTGAATCTTATACAGATCAACCTGCTCAACACACCACTCTGATTCAAATACTAAGTTGGCAAACCGTGCAGTGAATGGGGTGTTGATGATCGACATCGCTTTTTCATAGATGTCAGAAACACTCACACCGTGATCCTTCACCTTGTTTATGTTGTGGATCACAGGGTAATCGAATCCGAGATTGTTGAACCCGACAAAGCGACAACCCTGCACCTTGGCAACAGCGAAGAACATACACATCATCACGATGTCATTGCGTCTGAAGCTGATCTCAAACAACCACCGTTGACGTGTGACTGTGTGCTCGATGCCGATGCTGAAGACATTAGGGAATGTCTCGATGTCATAGATCAAGTCACCAGGTACTAGGTTGAAGACGAAGTCGGGGTTGTTCATCAGTTATTCAACCCACTGTATTTGTTTACCAGTTTCTGCATATCGGCGTTAATATCTGCTAGGACGGCGAGACCATCATCATCGGAGAGATGGCGATCACCATTTGAGTGATGAATCCATATCCTATATATTGAGTCTACAGCTACAAACTGAAAGTCGTCTGACGACCAACCGAGATCAACGATGTCATGACGATCAGCCATGTTTTGTGATGTGAGTGGCATTTGAAAAAATATATCCAATGCCTCCTCAATATCTAGCTCTATGTCAAGTGTGATACTCATGATCCCGTACTACCGTAAGCACCATCACCACGGTCAGTCGGGTCGAGTTCTTCAACTTCAACAACGTCTAAGTCACTGTGATGTTCTTGGATCAACATCTGTGCAACACGACCACCGGTTACAATTTCAAGAGGTGTGCTGTTGTGATTGACCAGTACCACACCGATCTCACCACGGTAGTCGCTGTCGATCACGCCGGCCATTGTGTCGATGCCTGACTTCACAGCCAAACCTGAACGCGGCCAGATGAGTGCAACAGTCGATGGTGGTATAGACATCTTAATACCGATTGGTATTACTTTGATCTCACCTGGGTATATGATGACATCTTCACAAGCGTACAGATCAAGACCTGCAGATTCATTACTACCACGGGTAGGTAGCTTTGCATTTTCATGTATCAATTTAATATTAATCATCGGGGTAATCCTGAATAAAAAAGACCCCACGGGTAAGGTGGGGTAAGAGCAACAAATTAGAATGAAGGTTGAATTGCCATGCCGTTCGCAAGCAACGTGTCATCAGTCCAACCGGCACCGATCAACGCTTCGTAAGTGGCACCACGTGCAGCTGCAGTCGGGACCAATTGAGTCGGTGCTACCGGTGGAGCAGGTGGTGCAACAACAGGTGCAGGTGGGACTGGTGGAGCCATCGGTGCAGGTGGAGCCATCGGTGGAGCACCGACTGCAGGAGCAGCGACACCGGCGATACCGGCGAACATCTGTTCAGTGGTGGGCTTGTTGTCCAAGCGACCCATCGCACCTTCTTGACCAGTGACCATGACACCGTTCAACCAACCACCGATACCACCACGACCTTTAGTGTAGCCGCTCATGTTGGCATTGACCCAAACCATTGCACCAGGGTAGACAGTTGAAGGGTCCATCACTGGTTGAAGATTCGCATCAACAACAGTCGGCTTGTCGTTCATTTTGGCTGAACAGCTGAATACATACCAACCTGAGAAACGCACGTCGTAATAATCCTTACCTGCGTACTTAACATCGTAAGCACCGAAGCACTCATCAGCACCATTGTAGCCAGAAGGGAAAGCGTCAGCCTTCGCAGCAGCCACAGCAGCAGTCAACACAGCAACCTGTGGATCAGTTGGTGGAAGTAACAGAGTACAGCTGTACTTTGCTTCGTCAGCACCCTTGGCAATCTTGGGTTGGAACAGAGCGGGGAATGATAAAATACCTTGAATTTGCATAATTTTTCCTTAAAAGAAACTAATTTCATCGGTTGCTGCAGGTGCAGCAGGTTCATCGAATAATGACGGTGCGTCTTTTGGAACGTCACCAAACATCAGTGAAGCTGAGTCTACATCAGTTGTATTACATTGTACAACATCTTTAAACATTTCTTTTGATGACTCATCGTGAGCGATCTTAGTCAGCTTTAACTTGCCTGCTTTCTCTGACACGAATTGACCCAACAACTTACTCTTCTGCTCATCAGTTAGGCAGCTCAACTTCTCAAGTGCTGCAGGTGTGATGAGTTTCGCAGGGTAAATCTGATCTTTCTTCATGCGACGACCTTTCAACGCCTTAGCAATGGTTTCTTCATCGTCATTCCAAGCACGACTACCACGACCAGGACGCATACCATAACCAGGTACATTGTCACCGGCTTCAAGACGACGCTCGATCTCTGTTGTGATCTTATCGAACGCAGCTTCTAAAGGCTTACGTGCGTCAGCTAACTTCGACAACTCTTCAACAGTCAACGAGGTAGGGTCAGCAATTGCTTTGCCTATGTACTCGAACATGTCCAGACCGTCGTCTGTTTCAATTAAATCTTTACTCATACTCTTCACCGTTTGAATACTTTTATCAGCGTCAGCAGTGCAATGACCACCTCGCTTCGGGTTAGCTTTACACCACTGACAATGCTTACCTGGGATCAATGGTGCATCACCGCTGTCAGTCGCAATCGCTGCTTCTTTCAATGCTTCAATGTTCTGCATGATGATGACTGGGATCACATCTTCATAACGCACAACGGGGTTGGTCTTCGGTTGCACAATCGACACACGTGCCGCGGCAACATTCTGTGGTTTGATGGGTCGAACCATCTCAGGACCACTGGCAATGTACTTACGCAGCTTGCCGGCTAGGTACGCAAGCAGCTGAGTGTTCAACGTGTAATCATCATCAGTCACACTGACGTAACCGCGACCATCTTTATAATCACACACTTCAATGAACAAGCATTCTCCGGTGTGACTGTCGCGTGCCATGATGGTGATATCAACAGTTCCCCACCAATCGTCACGACCGAACATGCCACCTGGATTCGCCTGACCTTCAGACTCAACCGTGACTGTGCAACCTTCATGCTGTGCTTTCAACTCATCAACACGACGACTGATGTAATCGAGACACATCTGCACACGACGGATGCGGTCATCAGATATCAACCAACCCATCGGTGCGTCTTCATGGTTAACACCGATGACTTGACCTTCATACACTTCAGCACGCACGTTGTTGTCCATGCACATCTCAAGCAACAAGTGTGAACCTGTGCCATCGATAGCTGCGTCACCTGCGACATCAACATAGTTCGCCTCTTCACGAACTGAACCAGGACAGTGAGGCCATCTGTGGTTGCTTGGTCCTAGTCTTGCGTGACTACCCATTATATTGATTGAACACGGTTGAGAAGTTCATCGTACTGAGAAGGCTGCAACTCATTGATACTGGTGCAACCCATGTCTTTCATCACAGCGTCGATACCATCACGACTACCCATGCGTTTGAACTCAGCAACCAGTGCAACATTCAATGCTTCAACTGTCATCGGTGCTTCAGAAGGGGATGCAACAGTGGAGGCAACAAGAGCCGGCGCAGCTACTACTGCAGGCGGCGGGGTAGGGACTGCCACAGGCGCAGGTGGCTTTGGGGGTGTTGGCACTGCTGCAGGTGGTGTTGGTACAGCGATCTTGTCAGCAACGATAGGTGCAGGTGCAACAGCAGCTGCGACAATAGCAGGTGATGCGTTACCATTTGCAACTATTGCTTCGAGTGCATCGGCAATTCTTTTCAGATTGTTTTCAATCGACATTATAAGTTTCCTTTAGCGCAGTGCGCTGTTCATCGGTGGGGGTGATAGTTAAACGACCTTCGACTATAGCAATCATCATCTCACGCATTACGTCAGGACTTGGTCGGTTCATCTTGAGTCGGCAGTAGTTTACAAAGTCACGCTTTTCTACATGCTTACAGCGAAGCTGAAACGTGTCATCGAGCGTTACGGTTTTAGTAGTCACAATGTGAATCTCCTTGTGTGTTATTAAGTTCACAACGACAGATTAGAGTCAAAAGTAATACAAGTCAACACAATGTTTGACATTTAATTATTCATCAATTATGGTTAGTTTTCTGATGAGAGTGCTTTTTTATTTAGGAGTAGTACCGATGAACGATTATAAGAAGATTTATGTATATGAGATTTTAATGTTGGCAACTTCGCAGGGTAAGAAGCTACAATCTAAACCTTTCCACGGTAAAAAATGACTCGCTATCCGTGTCGATGTCGCAAGTGTAAAGCGAGAAAGACGATGAAGAAACACCCTGACGAGTACATCAGGGAGCCAAAGTGTGAGTGCGGCGGTACATACCGTGTTGACACTTTTAGAAAGGCAAAAGAACATAAAAATAAAACTTGTTATTGTGACAGTTACCACTTCCCACACCGTGTATTCAGCGGTGATCGGTGCAGACTATGGAACAAATAAATGAAAGTAACAAACGATGAATTTTTAAAAGCAATATTTGGTGAAAATGCTCCGTGGGTACACGTTACAGACTTTGTTCATGACCCTAGTAACATTCCCAAGGGTGAGCACTTGTATGCGTGGAAGGGTGACTATTATAGTCGTTACCGGATGGGTGTGAACACCAATCAATATTTCACCATCAGCACGTTTTATTGTGATGAGCAGCAACAGGCACGGCGTCGTAAAGCATTGTATCGACAGACTCATTGCGTGGTGCTTGACGATGTAAAAGAGAAGTTGTCACATGAAGCTGCACTACGACTACCATCACCATCTTGGATTTTAGAGTCATCAACTGGCTCAGAACAGTGGGGATACATTCTTACTGAACCCTGTACCGTGGCTGCTAAGATCGATAACCTCAATGATGGGTTGATCGCAAGTGATCTAGCACCATCGGGTAAAGACCCAGGTCAACGCGGTGTGACACGTTATGTGCGCCTGCCTGAAGGCATTAACAACAAGGCCGCTAAACTGGTCAAAGGGTTGCCGTTCGATTGTCACATCACCACCTGGTCACCGTTCAACACGGTCACAATGGAGCAGCTTGCTGCACCGTTCCACGTTGATCTGGATGCCGCACGACGTGAGTCACGTGTTGATGGTGCAGCCAATGTACCTGACCACCCATTACTTAATGTTCCACAAATCGCAGTGAAGGAGATACGCAGTGAAGGTCGATTCGATATTACATGCCCTTGGGTGGATGAGCATACTGGTGGTGACGATAGTGGTTCTGCCATTTTTACTAATGATGATGGTTCTATGGGATTTAAGTGTCACCACGGGGCTTGCCAAGAACGCACCGGTCGTAATCTCATGGAGTTTGTCGAAGGGCATCACCGTGGGTTCAAAGAGAAATACGCCAACTGGCAAGTGATGCGTGATTTCGCCAAAGTAACAGAGGTCAGCTTCATGAGTTCACCGGTTGTCCCTGTTACAGAGGAAGTCAGTTTTTTAGACGCGCCGGTTGCACCGGCACCAGAGCAGGGACTTGATCAAGCGTATGACTTACTGCGACGTGAGCTACCAGGTACAGACGAAGCGATGCAGAAAGCAGCGATACTACTGAAGGTTGTAGACTCGTTGAATGAGATGAAGAAGATCGAGTGGCACAATAAAATATGCGACACGATGAAATGGTCGAAACCTAACTTCAGCAGCATCATCAAAGAGCTGCGTGCTGAGTGGTACCAAGACAACACTGGTCAGATGGACTTCTTCGACAGTGTGTTCTTTGTTAAAGAGCTGAACCAATTCTACGACTGGAAGAAGCGCATCTTCTTCAGCACTGACGCCTTCCAGAACTCCTACTGTCACGAAGACGCTGATGTTAAGAAGGTTGCACTGACTCAATCGATGACAACCAAGGTGGATCGCCTGGACTACGCCCCGAAGAAAGGCCGCACGTTCGAAGAGAACGGTCGCTTCTATGGCAACACCTGGTACGACGGTGACAAGGTTGAAGGTACTCAGGGTGACATCTCTCGGTGGCTTGGTCACTGGGACGTGATAGAGTGGGGCCAGTACCGTGATCACGCAATGAAATGGATGGCGTACACCATCAGACACCCTGAAAACAAAATCAATCACATGATGATCTTCGGTGGTCTGGAAGGTTCCGGTAAAGATTTCCTGATCTACCCATTAGCTAAGGCGATGGGTCATCATTATAAAGTCATCAGCGGTGAAGAGTTGATGAGCGACTTCAACGACTACGTGATGAATGTTAAGTATCTGCACATCAATGAGGTTGAGCTGTGTGATCGCCGTGAAGCTATGGCTGTATCCAACCGGTTGAAACCTTATGCTGCTGCACCACCTGAGACACTGAGGATCAATCAGAAGGGAATCAAGGCCATCGATGTGCGTAACATCGTCAACAGCATTATGACCACCAACAGTCCTACACCGTTATCGTTGAGCAGTGAGACACGTCGCTACTTCGCACTGTGGTCTGATCTCAATGTGCGTGATGAACACGGCACCATGCTCCCTGAGTGGCAGTCGTACTGGAAGGATCGATGGACGTGGATGAAGATGAATGAAGGGTGGAAGCACGTTATGTGGTTCCTGACTAACTGTGTTGATATCTCCAACTTCGAACCAGGTGACGCGCCACCGGTGACTGACTTCTTACGTGACATCACTGAGTCGTCGAAGTCACCTGTGCAGCAGACACTTGAAGCCTTGATCAATGCTAAGGTCAAAGCGTTCCAGTGTGATTTGATGACATCAGCTGACATCACAGACACTGTTCGAGGTATTGCACTGTTTGATGATAAGTATATGTACACCGATATGAAGAACTTCACACCGTCTAGGATCGGTCGAACCCTGACTGAGATACCCAGTTGCGTACAGTTCCATATTAAAGGTGGGGGCCAGACTGTGAGACTGTGGGCTGTGCGTAACGTAGCGAAGTATAAAGCGATGACCAAACCAATGATTTATCAAGAGTACGAACGCCAGGTTCAAGTGATGAAGGCCGGTGTTCATTTAGAGGTAGTGAAATGATGTACCATTTAGAAGATGAGAAAG